CACAAGAAAATTTCTATGATATGGTAGACAAGTCACCTGTTAAAATTGATTGGACTAAACTATCTACCTACGAACAAACAGATAACACTAGTGGTATGCAGACTATGGCATGTACTGGAGATGTATGTGAGATGGTAGACATAACCTAGAAAGGAGTACTAAAATGATATGGGCTTATGTAGTAATAATGGCAATGACTACACCAGTTACATCAGAAACTAAGTTTGTAGTAAATGCACCAAACATGGCATTTAAAAATGAAGAAGACTGTCAAGCATATAGAGAGATGAATATGCTATATCTATTTCAAACTAGACCAAACCCAAAAGCAAGGGCAGTTAGTCAATGTGTATCTTTACCTTTTAATGTAGATCAAGGTGCATAGGTATTGACACAGACTTAATACAATGGTATTGTTACCCTGTAACTTAGTAAGGAATCGACATGATTAAACGACCTTTCAGTAAAAAACTGTATGAAACTTATGACAACGCAGCAAAGGAAGAACTTATAAAGTTTCTTAGTAATAACGGTCATACTATCTTAAGTGACAAAGAAGACTACAATGCTGATGTGGTATCAGAAAAGGATGGTCTTACCTACTACAACGAGGCAGAGGTGAAGGTAGCTTGGACTAATGATTGGCCCTCACATTGGGCTGAGATTAGAATACCAGAACGAAAGAAACGTCTTGTTAAGATGTATGCAGAACAGAATGGAGTGTTGAATTTCTATGTCTTTAGAAAGGACATGAAGCAAGCATGGAGAATAAAAGACACTTGCCTTACTGAAGAAAGCCTAGCAGAAGCTAAGGGTAAATATATTAGGAAAGGTGAGAAGTTCTTTCACATTCCTTATACTAATGCGGAGTTAGTAATACTATGACTAAGTGGACATTATCTAAAATAACAGACCCCTTTGATCCTGTTGACCGACCTGAACACTACAATCAATCAGGTCTTGAATGTATTGATGCTATGAAAGCTATGGCAGATGGTGTGTTAAATGTATCAGCACATGAGGCATACTGTTGGCAGAATGCTTTTAAGTATCTTTGGCGATGGCCTTATAAGAATGGGCTACAAGACTTAAAGAAAGCACGTTGGTATTTGGATAGGTTAATTCAGGAGTATGAAAATGAACCACCAGAGGAAGATGACGATGAATCCCTATGATGAAGGGCAACAGTCCTTTAGACTTGGTAAGCTGGGTAATCCCTACGCAGTAAACAGTAACAACAATAGGAGTTGGGAGTATGGGTTTAATACTGCATACTTCTCTAATTTAAAAAAAGTAAAAGAACATGAGCAAAGAACTAGAGAACGAGGCAAAAAAATACAAGGCAAAGAAAACTAACTCTAAAACATTAAAGCCCCTCACTGCACGCAGGTATCTAGCAGGTCAAGCACTTGCTGGTATACTAGCTAATAGTAGAGGGACTTTAAATATGTCTGAGCTAAGACGATCCGCATACGAGTGGGCAGACTTTATGTTAGAAGACTATTAAAATTTCTTGGCTTCTTCTTTGAGGCCAAGAGATTGTTTTTCGTGAGTTTTTATAAACTCTAGAATTGTTTGGCGTCTGTTTAGTTCTTCTGAGACACTACCAGAATTTTCTAAAAAGTCTTTGGCATTATTAAATCCTTTAAACCTTTCAGGAAAAGCACTAAGTACTTGGTCTAAATTTTTACCACTTGCTTCATACTCTGCTTTTTTCATAGCATAAATATTTCTAATATATCCAGCATATTTATTCCGTGTTTTTGGATTTGTAGATGCGTCATCTAAAACTTTTTTTCCTACTTCAATATTATTTGCAATTTCAATTTTAATAAAGTCTTGTAAAATAATTCTTTTCTTTTGGTAGTCATCACCAAGACTGTCGTAGGTAGTACCTCTTTCATACATAGGATTATTTGTACCTATATCGTAACTTCTTTTCCATACCTCCCATTTAGGTGACATAGTTTGAGACATTGTATACTCTGCAAAGTAAGCTACCATTGGGCTTATATCTTTTCTGGTTGCCCTATATTCTTTCCAACCTTTAAGACCTAACAGTGTCATTTCTTTTTGTATTGCAGAGCTTGGTGGTTCTTGTACCGCACCAAAGGATTTAGTTATTGGGTTCCAAGAACTTACAGGGTTTTCATTAAAGGGTGTCCACCTTTTAATATCAAATCCTTTTTCTTTACCTCTTGTATAAGAAGGTGTGTAACTAAAGATAGGTAAGTCTATTAGAAATCTTGTTGCTTGATTTTTAAATACATTACTACTAATTATATCTTCTAAATAGTTTCTTTCTCCATAGTTTGATACATCACTTTGTTCATCTGTAAAATAATAATCTCTTGTAAAAGGAGTACCTGCTGCTTCAAAATTAAATTGACCATAAACATCTTTTGCAAATGTTTGTGGATAGGTGAAAGTAGCAACCATGTTACCTAATTGTTTTTCTAAATTTTCAGTCATTTCCCCTTGTTTGTAAGAGGCACTAATATTTTTTATTAATTCAAACTCAAAAGTAAAAGCACCTTCACTTATATCAGGTACACCACCAAGTATTTCTCTAACTGTATCAAAGGAAGCTTTAGGATTTAAAGGCAATCCAGCTATGTATCTATATATTAAATCACCTGTTAGAAGATTGATAGCAAATGGGCCAGCCATACGACTAAGATCAGTCTCGCCTCCATCATCTGAAACTAACTTATCAAAGTCAATCAGGCCTCCTTTTTGTGCTGCATAACCAGTAGCACCCATGACCATCATAGCACCTGTAAGCTGCCTTGCACCACGATCTAAGTTTCCTTTAAAAGGATCACCACCAAAGAATTTTGACTTGTCTCCACCTATACCCTCATAGTCAGGGTTATTAAATCCACCTATCATTTCATCAAGCTTTTTCATACCACCTGTTGCAGTACCTATAATGCTATAGTCATTAGCATACTCTAAATGGTTTGCTATGTATCGTGGAAAGGGTGTATCTAATCCAACAGAAATAAGGAAGGGATACTTATGATGTAGCTTTTGCAAGTTTCTTGCACCAGCACCAAACAAAGAAGTGTCTTTCTTAAAATCTTTTTGAAAAGTAAATCGTTTAGCTTCGTTTATTGCAAAGGCTAATGTATCTTCAGGTAAATCTTCTAGCCTCATAGGTGCACCATTATCTTTTCGTGCAGCTAAAAACTCTCCTAGACTACTACCTTGTTCCCTTAGCTTACGATCTAATGAACCATACAATGCTGCCTCTTTAAATACAGAGTCAGTTGCAATGTTTAATGTGTTAAAAAACTTACCTATTCTAGGTAAGGTACTTGACGCATTAGCAAAGTCCATTGATCTAGTTGTTTCATAAAACAAATCACGAAATGCTAGTGGTGCTTCCTCTTGCAACAAGCCTTTTAAAGCTATAGACTCTGCTTTACTAAAAGATAGACCACCTAGAATAGATGTCGTACCTTTAACCCAACCTCTCCTTACAGAGCCATCAGGCATAGTTTCTCCGACAGTACTTCTAATTACATTTTTCCAGAATTGATCAGAGATATCTACTCCTAAATTAAAAACACCTGTACCTACATTAGCAGCAGTAGTACCTAGCTGTGAGGTCATAAAGGCAATACGTAAAGAGTCTGCTTGCCTAGCACCTTCTACAACACCTTCAACAGCTTTAGTTCCTATGTTAGGTTTCTTAGGAGTACCTACAACTTTTCCTCCCACAGTTTTAAATATTTCTTCTGCTTCAATATCAGTAATACTAGAAACATTAGCTTTAGATAACACATCCATGTTTAGTAATGCTTGTTTAATTGCTGACCCTGACTGCAAGACTTTACCAGCACGTGACAAGTCAGACAAAAAGATATAAGAAAATTGTTCATTACTAATATTATATTTGTTTTTAATTGTTTCAAGGGCTGGGGTATCTATCTTACCATCAGCAATAGCTCTAGCTAATACAGTAGAAATTCTTTCTCCGGGTTTCATCTTTAATGTTTTTTTAATATCAAGAGATGCACCTACTACACCTTTGATAGTATCTAAGCTTAGTGAGGTTGTTAGCTCTTGATTAATTTCAGATGATAGAACAAGGCTTCTTAGCCCATCACCTAGTGCAACTAAATCTTCATCTAGTTTATCTAGCTTAACCCCTTCTTCTTTAGCTTTAAATAGTGATGCTACTTGAACTATATCATCAATAGACTCGGACAACAAATCAGGTTTAGCTTTTGAAATAGTTTTGTTTGCTGCTTCTAATGCTATCTTTCTTGTTTTTTCTCCATCCTTTACACTCTCGTACATAAGGTCAATGGCTCTATTGTTAGCTTTGTTATCAAGGAATCCAAAGAAAGAACCTACTGATGCGCCTAGTGTGCCATCTATAGTAGCATCTATAATAACATCCCCTGCACCATACTCATAACCTTCTACTACTTCTTCTCTTGTTTCATTCTCTGCATAAGAAGCACCAGCACCCATAGTGCCTTCAAAAGCAAATGTTTTGACTCCATCTTTGAGAGCTTCAGTACCTAAATTCTTTTTAAGTGTTTCTTTTATTGCAGTACCTGACACACCTTTACGTATTAGTTTAGATACTTCAGCACGTATAGCTAGTTGTGTAGCTTTCTTAGAGAGTTGAGCAGCTATCTTAGTGCCAACACCAAAGCCCATTGTACCTACCGTAGCTAACGTAGAAGGAGAGCTTGCAAAAGCCCTTCCATAGTCCCATGCACCTTCCCAAAAACCAGTACCACCACCCTCACTAACATCATAGGCTGACATCAATCTACCAAAAGCTTGCTTACCCTCGTTAAATTTGTTGTCTCTATTAATAATTACAGGGTCTGTTTGATTACTAGGAGTCATGTAATTTCTTTTTACATACATCAAGTCTTTTACTGCTGTGGTTTCATTCATGTTTTGAAACCGCATATGTTCTACAAAGTTATCAGCTAACCCTTCAACACCTAATTTATTTATTTTTTCTGGTGAATAGTTATACCTACCGCCAGTAAAAAATTTTTCAAGATCAGTTTGAAAAGTTTCGTCTTCAACTAAATCCATAAAGTAGTTATCTTGTGCAGCATCTACGTACTGTGCCATCAATTAGTTTCCTCTAATTTTATTGTCCGGGTTGGGCAGGGTCCGTTCGGAGTGGATCTATATTTTCATTAGGTCCGGGTACAACAGTAGCTGGAATAAGTGATTCCCATACACTAGTAGTGTCTAC